AACGATTGAGAAATTCAACAGATACATTTCATAATGAACCAACTAAATTTATACGTAAATGTCCACATGAAGAATGTAAAGGGTTCTTAAACGAAGAATATTTTTGTGGTCTATGCAGTAACCGATTTTGTCGTGATTGTAACGAATTGTTAACTGATGATCATAAATGTAATCCAGAAACGGTAAAAACTATGAAGCTTCTAAATAAAGACAATAAATCCTGTCCAAAATGTGGTACTGTTATACATAAAACGAGTGGTTGTGCTCAGATGTGGTGCCCAGATTGTCATACAGCATTTGACTGGCGTACAGGTGAAATTGTAACTGGACGCATCCATAACCCGCATTACATAGAATTTAAACGAAAAGGTGGAACATCTAGGGAACATGGTGACATTCCTTGTGGTGGCATACCCACGTACCGTGAATTAAGGGAGGTTGGTTCATCTAATGATATAATGAATTTAGCCTCGTATATATTCTTTGCGGAACGTGAAAATATGTACATAGACATAGAACCTGTAAATAATCTAAGTCTCCGAGTATCTTACATGTTAAATGAACTAGATGAGACTGATTTTAAGATCTTCTTACAAAGACAGGAAAAGTTCAAAGACAAGATGAGAGACCTATCAAGTATATATGAGATGTTGACTCATTCCGGTGGCGACCTTCTTAGACAATTCATTATTGATCCAGAACGTGAAACTGAAATTATTGATATGATAAAGAAGTTATTTTCGTATGCGAATGACGTTTTCACTAGCATTCGCACAAGATACAACTGTGTAACGCCCAAAAATTTTTATCTGTGAATATTAAGATGAAGGGTAAATTACTTGTGGTCGCACTGATTCTACTCATTCTATACTTGTTACCAAGTTATCCAGAACCCAGAGTAATGAGGAACTTTTTATCAGAGTCTGAAAGGCGTCATATCATAAGTGAAGCTACAAATAAACTCGAAACGTCCACAATCTCACATAATAAAACCGTAGACGAGAATATTCGTAAGAGTGAAACTGCGTGGTTAGATAAAGATGATAAAGTCGTCCGTAACGTGATAAACAGATGTTTGAAACACACAGATAGACCTATAACCAATTGTGAAAAGTTACAAGTTCTCAAATATAAATCGGGTGGTCATTACAAACCACATCAAGACGCATTCAAAGGTGATGATAATATGAGGGTACACACTTTCATCATAGCACTAAATGATGGATATAGGGGTGGTGAAACTACATTTCCAAATCTCAACAAATCATATAAACTCAATGCTGGAGATGTACTCTTTTTTGATACATTAGATAACTATAATTTCATAACATCCAAAGCTTTACATGGTGGGAAACCTGTAGAGTCTGGTGATAAATGGATTTGTAATTTATGGGTGAGAAAATACCCCTATTCTATATAAACTGTTTCTTCGTTTTACCGTCATATGGATTTACCAAACCCGAATTAATCATGATATCATTTACCGACGTTGGATCTATTATATCACATGACGGTTTAGTTTTGAACACATTAACTAGGGTTCTACCATATTTATCATTCGCGTAACACTCTATCCATACCCACCCATTGATTTTATTTCTACACATGAATGGATTCCACCATTGATGTGGTGCAGAAGAATCAAAACCCAACTCCTCCTTAAACATCTCTCGCGCTAGAATAGCATCTTGTATATATTGATCTCTATTATCAATTATCAGTCGTGGTTTCATCTCAGGGGCGTCATATCCAAGAGTTCTAAAGATGAATTTTCTGACCCGCCCATCAAGAATGATACACGCCTTGAAAGTATCACCGTCATATACACTGGTTATTCTTGCGTAACCCCTATAGTTATTTAGACTGAAAACTGGAATAGAATCATCCACTTTAGAGAGTCGTCTCTTAGTCAAACAGTCAAACATCTTAACAGACCATCTTATTAATTCTTTAAACTTCTAAGATTTTCTCCACGAGTCCAAGATTTCTGAATATATCTCAGATTGTGACCACGGTACCACAATTTTTCACCGGAAACACGCACGGGTGCTTTCCTAACCACCTTTTTGCTGAAAATTCTAAAGAACGAAGTAAAACTCATTTACACGTTTTATCTTCTTCTTCTTTAATTTTGTTTTCATTCTTCTCCGTTTACGATTACGGCGCTTTTTTCGTTTTATGATAGTTTCTTCAATTTTTACCACCATGTATAAACGAGGTCGGATTTTAAATGGGAATTTTATTTTTAACCGCCGTTTACATAACATACTTGTGTATATATATCAAAACTTTAATATTATGCTTATTGTAGATGAGTTCATACTTGGATTTACCGACATATATCTACGATAATATGACACCAGAGGAAAAGAAGACCGTACTTATGGGTAATATCAAAGAACCAACCGTAATACGTGGATTGTATCAACCTAAAGCGATCAAGATGAACACTAAGCAAATAGTAAGTATGTTTGGAGATACTTCTTTACCCATAGAAATTTACGATACACAGGAAACAGAAACCACCTCAGCAGATACGGGTAAAAGCACTCTACCAAAACTATTTAAACACTGGAAACATGATCTATCACCTCGTTTGTACTGTGCAGAAGTTGATCTATTTGAACAGAAATTACCGAGAAAGCTACTCGAAACATTAAGAAATCCAAATACCGACCCCAAGGAGGTTGAAGCGCTTATGTTGTATTTAGGAAAAGATCATGCGAGTGGTTTACATCTACATGTGAATTCAGATTTTATATTGAATCAGTTATTTGGAAGTAAAACAGTTTATATTTTTAACAATTACGATAACCCAAATATTCACAAAAATAGCACCTTTCAGTTGAGTAAATCTAATTTTGCTAAGGAGGATTTCTTCCGATTAGACCATAGCAAAATGAAAATATATAAAGTAACGCTTCAACCTGGTGACAGTCTCACGATCCCACCATGGTCATGGCATGCTACACAAGGGCATGGTATTAACATGTCTCTCACTCAAATTTTCAGTAGAAATGATCTTACATATTTATTAACCAATCCAAACCTGATATTAGATTACGTGTTTGAAGATGAAATCGTACTCTTTTCCATTTTAATCATTATTATCATAATTTATATGCGAAGACAAAAGCGTTAAATGGTGACTTCACCACGATCGATAAGCTTCTTACGATTTTCAAGGTGAAGTCCTTCGACGAGAGCCTTATTTTCAGCCCCATATGGAACCGCGTATCCCTCGTCAACCAGCCACTTGTTCACATTAGTCCACGCACCATCTTCACATACCCATACTTCAGCCAATACACGTCCAAACTTACCCCTAGAGTCAGCCTCTGGGCATCTGAGCTCGATCTCCACGTCATCCTTCTCAGATGCGACAGCCTTTAGACACCACTCCTTGAGCTTCTTCTTCGATAGAAGACCGAACTTCTTCTCTTCGGTGTCACGGGTTCTAGACTCTGGTGTGTCAATCCCTAGAAGGCGAACACGCTGCTTTGTGCATACGTCAAAACCTAGATCAATATTTACATCAATTGTGTCACCATCTACAACTCTCTCAAGGGAAGAGACCCGGTACTTGAAATTACAAGCTTCAACGTTATAGGGCATCCTATAATTATATATGGACTTAAAACTTTAATACCCTCATATATTAAATGAAATGTGTAGCCACCTTCTCTGAAAACAGTCTTTACAAGATTAAACTAGCAAAGACTCGACGGAATGTTCTTGAGAATATGTATCAGAGACCAAGTATCGTAGAGGTGAGACCAATTAGGGAGAATCTGAGACTTCGTTTTCGTTTTACTGAAGCGATAAAAGAAGCACAGGAAATTTGTAAGATTGACAAGGACTCATCCGAATGTCATTGGGCTTGGTATGAAGTGGATGAATTAGAAGATGCTATACTACGTCTATATCCCGATAGACAGTAACAATTGGGGGATCATCGTCATATCCATAATAACGAATTGATACTCCAAAAAGTTTCATCATTTCTGGGTCGATGTACTCATTAATTTCTCTTTTCCAGTTTTTTACAGTGGTTTGAAAATATTCAATTCCATTATCGGAAAATACACAAATACGCATGAACGGTTTACTGCGTACCTTTCTCATATATTCGTGTACAGCCTCAGGTAAAGGTGATGCTCTCATGTACGCTGATTTAAGGATGTTAATAACGTAATATCCATGTGAGTCACAAATTATATTGACTTGCATTTCAGGAAACCCTTTGATATATGCATCAAAATCCGCATTACTGGGGAGAGTTGCGAATATTGGTGTATTCTGACATACAGTCCCATCATGATGACCGATACCTGGGTGTGTATGAAAGGACATTTCAGAATACCAAACCTCGTCAATTTCAGGACCTTCTACACGGTTTCGTTTTTTTGATGTAACAATATTTGGTTTACTAAACTTGAAATTTTTGTACTCAATATTGCCGGCAAATTCCCATTGTTTGGAAGAAGATAATTTACTCACTTCTTTCAAATTGTGAACCACTTCACGAGAAAGTTTTATTCTCTTCTTTCTTATCGCCATATTTGGGCGCATGAGTCTAAATTTCATTGACACTA